ATGGGTAAAAGAGTTACCGAAGAACAGATTCAAAAAATGATTGATCTTTGGAGAGATCGTTGGAGTACAAAGGCAATCGCTTTGGAATTAAATTTGTCTTATATGACAGTTTATTCGCACTTACGCAAGCGCTATTTAGTTGGATAATTATTTTTAATTATCTTTGTATTGTAAATGAATTATTCCTGTGTGGTAGCGAGAATAATTCCATAGGTTACTAAACCTAGCCCGACTGACTACCACCAGTTGGGCTTTTTTATTTAAAATGAAAAAGGAAGCTTATTACTTTTCGCACGATGCAAACGCGAAAGATGACCCTAAAATTCTAAGGCTTAGAATGGAATTAGGCTGGGAGGGTTACGGTCTTTTTTGGGCATTAATTGAATTACTTAGAAATGAAAGCGATCACCGTATGCGAACGCATTACAAAAGCATTGCATTCGCATTGCAAACGCAAGAGGAAAGCATTAAAAAGATAATCAACGATTTTGATTTGTTTGCGATTGAAAACGATTATTTCTGGAGTGAAAGTCTTTTAAAACGTATGGAATTAAAAGAGGAACGTTCTGAGAAGGCTAGAGAATCGGCCAAAAAACGTTGGAATAAGGATTTTGATGCGAACGCAATGCGAACGCATAGCGAACGCAATGCGGATGCAATGCAATTAAAGGAAAGTAAAGAAAAGGAAATAAAAAAAAATGAAATAAAAGAAAATGAAAATATATTAAACGAGGATACACACAATGCAATTTTTAGAGAATTATGGAATAATAGAATTTGGCTTGAAGGTTTAGCAATGACCTGGAAAGCTGATATAAAAGAAGTACAAAATCACTTAAATACATTTAGAAAAGAATGCATTTTAAAAGATGAATTCAAAGAAAATTCTAAATTGGCAAAAGAGCATTTTTTTAATTGGGTTAAACGAGGAAACCCAGTACCAAAAAAAGAAACTAAAGAGGAAAATATTTTCGCTAAACTTTACAGACAAGAATTGGAAAAAGAAAAACAACAAGAACAATGAAAAAGACAATTTTAAAACACTTGCAAAAAATGGAATTTGTTTGCGGACTTAAACAATTTAAGGAGTATAAAGAAGAAGAAGCAAATCAATTAATTGATTGCCTACACGATTTATTTAAAAAATACGGCTGGATGACTGACGAAAGGGTTGACTACATACTTCAAGCAGGAATGAGAGGCCAATATGGCGATTTTTACCACGTCAACGAGAAAACGGTAAATACTTGGATAATGCAGTATTACCAGCATCACCAAAGTCAAATTGTACAAGAAGTGCAGGCGAAAAACAACCAAGAAAAAGAAGTTTCAGACGAAGAAATAAAGCACTGGATTGAAGTTGGCAAGAATATATTTCGAGAAAATTATAAATTGGCAAAGGAAACAGGAAATTGCGCTGATCTTAGCGAATGGGGGATAAATTGGTTTAACAAATTCCAGGAAAGGGGAATATTAAAGCCTTGGGAGTTTGACGTGGAGGAAATAGAAAGCCAAGAGCGTAAAAATATGCGGTTAATTAACACTTATGTAAATGAGGCAACGGTTGGCTCTAGATCACGGAATCGAATCTGGAAGCTTTTTATTTTAAAGTCAATAAATGAAAACGCTAAACTTGACGAAATAATATGACTATCTTTTTAGGTGATCAAGCTAAACGGTTGTACTATATGCGCGACATTCCGTTAGGCTCTATAGGAGTATTTATGAGCCATAAGCAAGAATTTATTTATTGGTATTGCAATGGTTATACTTTTGATACTGGCTTTGCCTATACAGAGGCGGAAGCTTTACAAATAGCAAAAAGAAATTTTAAATGAGGCACGGCTCATTATTTTCTGGAATAGGAGGATTTGACCTAGCCTCTGAATGGATGGGTTGGGAAAACGTATTTCATTGTGAATGGAATAAATTTGGACAGAAGGTTTTAAAATATTATTGGCCTAAAGCAATAACTTACAATGACATTACCAAAACAGATTTCTCTATTCACAGAGGATCAATCGACATTATTACCGGAGGATTCCCTTGCCAGCCTTACTCAATGGCAGGCAAACGACTCGGAAAAGAAGACGAGCGCCATCTCTGGCCGGAGATGCTTAGATCAATACGAGAGATTCAGCCGACCTGGGTTGTGGGCGAAAACGTTCTCGGCCTTGTTAATTGGAATGGGGGGTTGGTATTCGAAGAGGTGCAAGCTGATTTGGAAGCTCAAGGGTACGAAGTACAACCGTATGTACTTCCAGCTGCATCCGTCAATGCTCCACATAGAAGGGACAGAATTTGGTTTGTTGCCTACGCCAGAAAGTTTCGATTGGAACAGTGCCAGGACTCCAGAAAAATGGGAGCAAGACAAAATGAATTACAAGAAAAAGGGAATAAACCTACATTGCAATCTGAGACAAATGGCCAGATTAGAAATGCTTCCGACCCCATCAGCTCAAAATTACAAGGGAGCAAGTTCAACGGAAGCCTTGAAAGCAAGAGGTCGTTTCAAAGAAAAAGCGGACAATTTAGCAGACCAATTTTCTCAAAGTGGGAAAAGTTCCCAACTAAACCCCCAATTTGTGATGGAAATGATGGGATTTACAGTAGATTGGACTCTATTACCTTTTCTAAATGGAGAAACGAATCAATTAAAGCTGGAGGAAACGCAATCGTCCCTCAAGTAGTTTACCAAATATTTAAAGCAATTCAACAATACAATAACTTAAACAATTAAAACAATGGACAAAATTTATGTTGGCTCTGGCCGTATTTTACAAACGCAATTTGGAATATTACCAAAGGTTGCATTTAGCAGAAAAGATTTAAACAAGCTAATTGCTTATCTAGATCAAAACGATTCTGAGTGGGTGAATCTAGATATGAAGGAAAAGAAGGAAAAGACAGAGGGAAAGGCAACGCATTACTTTGAGGTTAGCACTTATCTAAGTGATAAGCCTAAAGAAAAAAACGAGTTTAAGCCATCTGATAATAAAATTTATATTCAAGGTCCAGAAAGAGCAAGAGTTACAAATGCTGGTTGGGAATTTGATTCACAATATAAAAAAGATGAAGAATCTTCTCTCCCATTTTAGACCAAAAAAAAGGGATTTGTTTAGCATTGTAAGCACTTGCCTAGCAATATTCCTTTTTATCTATTTTCAAATGCCTTTTGGCATTTTGTTTATGTGTTCTGTCTTTATGTTTACCATAGTTTTAGATTTTATCTATAGCATCTGCAATGATTGAATTTAAAATAAAGCAAAAACCTTTAAGCGTAAACGAAGCCTGGCAAGGCAAGCGTTTTAAGACGCAAGCTTACAAGCAATACGAAAAGGATATGCTTTTACAGATGCCAACAAAAAAGATTGATCCTGCACAAATGTTAAGAGTTGAATTTTTTTTTGGCTTTAGCAATTCAGCAAGCGACTTAGATAATCCGGTAAAGTTATTAATGGACCTAGCGCAGAAAAAATACGAATTTAACGATAAAAACGTTTTTGAGTTGAACGTGCGGAAATGCTTGGTAAAGAAAGGCGAGGAATTTATACAAATGGGTATTTATCCTTTACTTCCTTTTTAACCTAATCTATGTTTTTGCTTTGATAATTATTTAAAGTTTATATTTGCGTAAATGATAAGCAAATGAGTTTAGAGGAAGGTTTATTAATACGGAAAGCTAGAAAAGCCAAAGGATTTACGCAGCTAGAATTGTGCGACAAATTAGATATGAGCCACGCGCCAATAAATCAAGTGGAAAATGGATGGGAATCTATTTCCTTACACAACTTGCGTAAAATATGCGATGCTATAGGATTGGAGGTTGTAATTAGGCAAAAGAATGGCTAAGAAGTTACCAAAAACTAATACGGATTATTCACTTGAAATTAGATACAGACTAAGGGACGGACAATGGTCCGATTGGTCAATGAAAGGCAGAGGCGCATTTGAAAGCATAGAAATAGTCCAGAGGCAAATAAGAATTTTGGCAAGCGCTTACCAAGGCAGAGAAAAGGAAGTTAAATTTGAATGGAACGGATGGCTATGCGATTTTCAAGGTAAGCCAACTGGCGAAGTAATTAGTTTACGTTAATTGTGAAATTTGACAAGACAGAATATTTAACCAATTTAAAGGAAAGCGATTTATTTGAGATGCTAAAAAAAATAATACCAGATTTACAAAGTACTGATCAATTTAATTCAATTGATGCATTTAGTATTAAAAGGCAAAAATTTTACGAGCTAAAATGCAGGCGAACTGATTACGTTGATTTATTGA